GAAATAAAAGATCTTATTAAAGATGGTGTTCTTGGAGCCTTTTCTGTCGGTTTCAGAGTCAAGGACGCAGATTATAACTCAGAAACTGATGGATACACAATAAAAGATGCCGAACTATTCGAAGTATCAGTTGTCAGTGTACCTTGTAACCAGGGAGCTATGTTCTCGGTTTCAAAGTCATTCGATAGCATGGAAGAATACAACGATTGGAAAAAGCACTTTAACACTAACGAGGCTCAGAGCTTTTCTGCGCCACAAGCCGAGGATAAAACCTCAAAACAGGAGACTAATATGTCAAATGACACTAAAACTCCCGAAGCTAATAGCGACATCGACTTGAAAGCTTTTGCAGAAGAAGTAGCGAAATCAACAGCTGCTAAAATTGCAATGCAACAAGCTGAAGCTAAGGCTAAGGAAATTGCAGACGCTGAAGAAAAAGCAGTTCAAGAAGAAGTTGAGCTAGCAGAAAAGGAAGCAGAGCAAGAAAAAGTTAAAACTATTGTCGAAGTTGGAATGTCAGGAGCTGAACAGCTCATGAACGACGTTGAAAAACGTGTTTCAGAAAAACATGAAGACCTAGAAAAAGTAGTCAATGAACTTCAGTCCGCACTTAAAGATAAAAAAGAAGAAATCGAAGCAATTCGTGAATCTAAAAGAGTCTTTGGTGATAGACAAAATTCTGACTGGCAAAAAGCTTTCCAAAGCGACATTGATGACGCTTGGGTAATGGGACTTGCTACAGGTAAAGGTTACGATACTAAACTTGGTAGAGAAACAATGGAAAAAGTTAACGCCATGTCAGGCGTTGGAGTTTCTTCCGCTGATTTCGAGCAAACAGTATCAACAAATATTGAAAGAGATATTCAACTAGAATTAGTACTAGCACCTCTATTTAGAGAAATCGCTATGACTTCTGCTACACAAATCATTCCAATATTACCAGATGCTGGGTACGCTGAATTTACAGCTAACCAAGCAGCTAGTGGATCTTCTCCACATGGTAACTTGGAAGAAAGAGGCGATACTTATGATGGAACATATTCAGGTATCGACTTAACTGAAAGAACTCTTTCCACTAAAAAACTTATTTCTCAATCTTACTTAGGTAATGAGACAGAAGAAGATGCAATCTTGCCAATTCTACCATTGATCAGAGAATCAATTGTTAGAGCACACGCAAGAGGTATCGAAAATGCTATCCTAGTGGGTGACCACGCTGATGGTGTTTATGGTACTTCTCAAGCCACATTTGATGGCTTAGTTGCTATCGCTGCTGGTGCTGACTCAAGTGGTACTCACGTGACTCAATCAGCTACAGCATTTGCTTCTGAATCTTTAACAGCTCTAGACCTTCTAGCAGCTAGAAAGAAAATGGGTAAATATGGAATGAATCCAGCAGATGTTACTTTTATTGTTAACACACAAGAATACTACAGCTTATTGCAAGATGCTGAGTTCCAAGATGTCAACCTAGTTGGCGACTTGGCTACTAAGTTAAGTGGTGAAATCGGATCAGTCTTTGGCTCTAAAGTCATAGTTTGTGATGAGTTCAAAACACCAGCAGTTTCTAAGTTCTACGCTTGTGCAGTTTACACTAAAAACTATGTAATGCCTAGATTAAGAGGTGTAACAATCGAATCTGACTACGAAGTAGCTAATCAGAGACGAGTACTTGTTGCTTCTCAAAGACTAGGGTTTACTGACATGATTGCTAACGCGACTTCAGTTCACGCTTTACAGTACAAAGGTAGTTAATACCTTACGAATATTTGGAGGGAGTTCTCGAGCTCCCTTCAATATTTTTTTAAATAATTATGGCAGATTTAGTAACATTACAACAATACAAAGATTTTAACGGTTTAGAAAGCGTTAAGAACGATGCACGTATCAATAACATTATTGATAATGTTAGTCAGTTAGTCAAAAATTATTGTGCTTCTAGTATAATTGATTATGCAAGCAGCGCCAAGACTGAGTTCATCACTATTAAAGATGACTTAGTTGATACTATTATTTTGGAAGAATCTCCCTTAATAACAGTAACTTCAATACAAGAGCGTACATCACAATCAGATGCATACGTTACCCTAATCACAGAAAATTCTGACAGTAGTGGTAAATATGAATATATTGTAAATGACGATTCAGATAGTATTACTCGCACAAGTGCGACAGGTACTAGGTATTGGCCAAAAGGACCAAAGAGTGTAAAAGTAGTATATACCGCAGGTTATACTAGCACTCCAGAAGATTTAAAACTAGCAGTATTTGATTTAGTTAAATACTACTTAAAAGATGAAAGAAGAGAAAGAATGAGTATTTCTGGAGCAACGGTAGAAAACCCGTTATCCTCTAGTTTGACAGGTAATATAGGTTTTCCAGATCATATCAAGCGTATACTTGATATGTACAAAATCTATAGCTAATGGCAAAAGAAGTAAAAAGATCTCCACAAGTTGAAGCAGAATTTTTATTCAAAGCAGGAGACTCACAAACTCTTAAAGATTTAGCAAATAGTCTTGATCAGGACTTTAAACAGTCTGCAAAAATTATACGAAAAGACTTAGATAGACTAGTAACTCATTTTATTCAAGTAGAAAGTTTAGTAGACGAAGGTGCAAAAGTAGCTTCTGGTATTGAACAAATATTAACTATTATTCCAGAGTATATGTTATATATTGGAGAAGCCTCTGTAGAAGGCAGTGGCGGTACTAGACGTGCACAATTTGGATCAGGTCTTGAAACAGCTTTTGAAGAAGTAAAAAGAAGTGCCAAAGAATTATTTGATGGACGATTTTTTAATGGTAAAGATTTTGGTCACCAAGATATTACGCCTTCAGGACTGAGATTAACAGGATTAGCAGTAGCTTTACAAAAATTAGAAGAAAGAATACTAAAGATTAAAACGCCTAAAACAGAAGGTGGAAAAGCAAGAAGAAAGGTTACAACAAAAGCTATAACTTTACAAGACCAAACAATTAGAGGTTTGAGATCTGTTAAAAAAAGTATACAAACAATGATTATTGCTAGTAGACTTGTTGAAAATATGGCACATGATATTTCATTAAAAAATTCTACAGAAAAGTATGATGCATTAACTAAAGAGTTTAATAAGTTATCTAATCTGCAGGATACTTTAACTATAGAAAAAAATAAATTTTTTGACATACTACAAGGCAAATCAAAAATTGAATTAAAAGTTGAATCAAAAGCATATAATCAATATAAAAACTTTTACCAAAAAGCTTTTGGAAGAAATGCATCAAGTATACTTGATAAGCAATACCCAGAAAAATTATTTAAACAAAAATTTTTAGATAAAGTAGATATTGGTGATTTAGTAGGTTCTCCTTCTATAGAAGATAAGATAGTAAGAGATATTAGCAAATTAGCAATAGGTAAAAAAACTAAAGCAAGTAGGCATAAAGCAACAGCAAAGAAAAAAATACCTAGTCCAGTTAAAAAGGTAAAATCGATAAAGAGATCAAAAATGATAAGTGCAGCTGTAAAAGCAAAAACAGCAGCAAAACGTAAAACTGCCGAAAGAAAAAGAAATACAGAAGTAACAGGACAAGAAGAGTTATTTAAGTTAGAAAAATTAATAAATAAAAGACTTCCCGCCGAAATTAGAAGAAATATGGGAAGACCTGCATTAAGAAATCAAACAGGCAGATTTTCAAATAGTGCAGAATTAGAAAGTTTAAGACCTACAGCAAAAGGATTATCTGGTGAATTTACATATCAACTAAGTCCTTATGAAACTTTTGAAAATACAGGGTCAAGAAGGTGGCCTACTGGGTATAATCCAAAGCCTCTTATTGCAAAAAGCATAAGAAATTTGGCAATGCAGTATACAGAGCAAAAGTTAGTTAGCCTAAGGAGAACATAATGGCATCACAGTATAGAACAGCAAGAAAAAAGATAGTTGATGCTTTGGTGGAAGAAATTAAAGAGATTGATGGGAATCACCCATTTAACTCAAATATATTTAATAACGTTCATGGAAACATGGTATTTTTAGATCAAATTCAAGAGTACCCAAAAGTTTGTGTAGTCGCAGGAGATGAAACAAGAGAATACCAACCGAACGAATTTAAGTGGAGGTTTCTTAGTTTAGATATAAGAGTTTATGTCGAAGACCAAGATGACCCACAAGAAGTCTTGGCTCTAATGATGGAAGACATCGAAAGAGTATTAGACAACAATGATGTTTTGACCTACGATGATACTGTAAGTCCAAACTTAACAACGACTTCCTTAACTTTACAGTCAATGTCAACCGATGAAGGAGTACTAACTCCCCTAGCAATTGGTGAAATGACTATAGAGTGTAGGTATTAATAGAAATTACAAACGCTGATAAATATCTAGCGAAGTACTTTCAAAGAAGATAAAATAGGAGAAAGCAATGGCTTTAAATCTATCAAGAAATACTAAAGTATTTGTGAGTTCTGCAAATGGCGTAGGTGCAACAGGCGGAGTGAAAACTTGCCACGTAACTACTGCTGGAACAGGATATGCTGTAGGCGATATCGTAACATTAGGTACAAC